GCAGCAGCGGCAACTACGCCAAGATCGGCAGCAGCGGCGACTCCGCCCAGATCGAAAGCTCGGGAGAATACTCGGTTATTTGTTGTTCTGGAGCCGCATCTATCGTTAAGGCAAAACTTGGCAGCTGGATAACGCTTGCCGAATGGAAATATTTGGATGAGAAAAATCGAATGGTTCCCCAATTTGTAAAAACCGAGTTTGTTGATGGCGAAAGAATAAAGGCAGATACATGGTACAAGCTTATCGGCGGAAAATTTACCGAGGTGTCGCCATGACAAACGATGCTTTGCGTTTGCTGTCTGCCCTCGGCGAGGGCGAGGACAATGCTATGACGCGCGGCGCCCTGTGCGCCCTGCTCGGTTTGCCGGACCGGACCGTGCGCAAGCTCATCGAGGAGGCGCGGCGCGATGAAACGGAGGACGGCCCCTTTATCGTCAACGCCTGCGAGGGCAAGGGCTACTTCCTCGCCCGCAACGCGGACGAGATCGAGCGTCACTATCGCGGCGAATACTCTCGCGCGATGGCAATCTTGGTACGAACGAAGGGCGAACGGAAATTTTTGAAAAAGGCGGGTCGGCTATGATGTATCAATGCGAGAGCTGTCACGCGATTTTCACGGAGCCGTTCACCTACACGGAGCGCGAAAACCTCGATGGGGAAAATGGCTGGTATTACGCCGAGCGAGCGGTCTGCCCGTACTGCGGTGAGGAATTTTTTGAGGAGGAAAGCAATGAACTTGTATCAGATTGATTCCGCGCTTGCGGAATGTGTAGATGCCGAGACCGGCGAAATCCTTGACGTTGAAAAGCTCATGGAGCTGAACATGGCAAGAGAGCAGAAGATCGAGAACATCGCGCTTTGGATTAAAAACGACGTTGCCAAAGCTAAGGCGATTCGCGAAGAAGAGAAGACCCTTGCGGCGCGCAGACAGGCTTTAGAGCGTGCGGCAGAGAGCAAGAAAAAATATCTCGATTCTGTTCTGAACGGCGAGAAGTTTTCCACCCCCCGATGCTCCATCAGCTACCGCAAGACCACCGGCGTGGAGGTCTCCGACATGGGCGCGGTGGTGGCGTGGATGCTTGCCAACGGTCACGACGACGAGGTTACTTACAACGCCCCCACGGTGAGCAAGACCGACCTTGCCACGTTGCTGAAAAGCGGCGCCGAAATCGACGGTGCGACGCTTGTACAGGGCATGAGCATGGGGGTGAAGTGATGGAGTACAACTTTGGCGAGAACGTAGAGGAATACAGCCAAAAGCAGGGAAAGAAAATCCCAGTTTGGCAATCCGACAAGTACAAAGAGAGCAAGAAAAAGGCTTGCGAGATCATTGGCAGCGGCAAGTATGGGCTTTCCCCATCTGATTTTTGGATTCTGATGAACGAGACCAAGAGCGGGAAGATGGGCTATACAGGCCTGATTATCTCGCACAACGGATGCTTAAAGATCAACGACAAACTTGAAAAGCCGTTCAATCCTTTATCCGTGACCGAGGACAAATGCGGCTACGGCGGCGCTCTGGTCTATACTTACTGCGACAAGGAGCAGGGGCTTTATGAGGTCGGAGAGGTCACACCAAAAAACTGCAAAAACGATTACCCCTATGCAATGGCCTTTAAGCGGATGTTTGACCGCGTTGTGCTGAAACTTTCCAAGCTCGCTTATTCCGGCATTTACAGCGAAGCAGAGAGTGATTCGTTCCGCGACCCGGTTGATGATACCAGGACCCCGAGCAATGGGGGATTAGAAAAACCGCCTAAGCAGGATAAGAAGCCGAGCAAGGCCGAGATGGAATCCTTCAATCAGGCGTACAAGGAACAGTTTGACTACACCTGCCAAGACTGCAAGCAGCCGATCACACCGCAGTCCTTTAACGGAAAGCTCTATCGTGTGAGCGACATCTCCAAAGGCGCGATGAAGAAATACGGTGTTCCGCTCTGCTGGTCTTGCATGGAAAAGAGGAAAGCCAATGAAAGCCCGACTGCATGATCTATCCCTTGCGCGCGATGGTGGGTATCTGCTCACCATCGCCACGCGGGAGAACGTCGGCGCATTGTATGACGAGTTGCGCGAGACAGACGTTGACGTGACCGTGAAGAAGCACCGCGAGAAGCGAAGCCTCGATGCCAACGCTTACGCATGGGTATTGATGGACAAGCTCGCAGAAGCCACAGGAACGCCTACAAGCGAGGTTTACCGGCAGGCCGTGAAAGATGTCGGCGGGAACACGGAAACCGTCTGCGTGCGAGAGAAAGCCGTACAGAAGCTATGCGGCGGCTGGAACAAGAACGGTATCGGCTGGCAGACGGAAGTGATGGACAGCAAAATTGACGGCTGCAAGAACGTGGTGCTGTATTACGGTTCGTCTACCTTTGACACAAAGCAGATGTCCCGCCTGATCGACAACATCGTGCAGGACTGCAAGGCGGTAGGCATCGAGACCTTGACCCCACAGCAGCTTGACGCGCTGAAGGAGGATTGGCGATGCACAAAATGACAAAGGCCACGTCCATCCCCAAAAGCGTCAAGGAGGCCGTATACGAGCGCGACGGCGGGCGCTGCATCCTCTGCGGGCGGAACAACGGAGAGCCTGTAGCGCACGTTATACGGCGCTCACAGGGCGGCAGAGGCATCGAGCAGAACATCGTGACGCTCTGCCCCTCCTGCCACAGAGCCTTTGACGAGGGGCCGCAGAGGACAGCGCTATACGCCTGCATCGTCGGCTACCTCAAAGCGAAATATCCCGGCTGGACACGGGAGGACATGATTTACAGAAAAAACAGGGAGGAATTGAAATGAGCTTGAACAGGATCAACGTCATGGGACGCATTGGAAAGGACCTTGAGCTGCGCCGCACGCAGAGCGGCAAGGCGGTCACCAGCTTTCCCATCGCCGTCGACCGCGACGGTAAGGATGCCGGAACGGACTGGTTTGATGTGGTCGCGTGGGAGCGCACGGCGGAGTTTGCCGCGCAATACTGCGCCAAGGGGCGCAAGGTAGTGGTAGACGGTCGCTTGCAGGCGCGAGACTGGACCGACAAGGACGGCAATAAGCGCCGCGCGGTTGAGATCATCGCCAATAGCGTGTACTTTGCCGACAACAAGCCTCAGGAGGGACACGTCGCATACAGCCCCGCATCAAGCAGCCCGGGCGAGTTTAGCGAGGTCGAGGATGACGGAAACCTCCCGTTTTGATGGAGGTGCAGCATGAGATACGATGTGTTGATTTATGACAGCGACAATATTTTGAACGCTGCCGACCCGTCCGGAAATTTAATCCGCATCATCGGATTAACGCAGTCTGAGGCAGACGATATTGCCGACATTTTGACGCAGCACGGCGTTTCGATTGGCTTGCTCCCCTATAAGGAGTGAGCGCATGGCGGATATGACTTACATCAAACTCTTTGTCGATTACTTAGACGCAATAGAGCCACTCGGTGACGCTGAGAGGGGGAGGCTTTTCACTTCCTTGTTAGAATACGCAAGGACGGGCGAAGCCCCGCAGCTTGGCGGGAACGAACGGTTTCTTTTCCCTATGATGAGGGCGCAGATCGACAGGGACAACGCTGCAATGGCGGAATTATCCGAGGCGCGAAGCAAGGCCGGGAAGATCGGAGCCGAAGCAAAACAAGCAAATGCAGGATTTGCCAAGCAAAACAAGCAAACGCCAAATTTGCCAAGCAAATCAAGCTATGACAAAGACAAAGACAAAGATAAAGACTATATATCCCCCCCTCCCCCCTTACCGCGAAAGGCTCCCACATTTGACGAGGTCGCCGAATATGCCAAGCTGCGCGGAGGTCTTATTGACCCCAAGCCATTCTACGAGTTTTACTCCGTCGCCGGGTGGATGGATACCGAGGGAAAGCCGGTCTATAACTGGCAGCAGAAATTCCAGCTATGGGAAAAGCGCGAGCTGGAGAAGAAAGGGGGCGCGATGAATGGACATGGTCACGATACTGGAAGAGATGCGAAAAAATGGAACGTCCCCGGAGCCGTCAATCTCTGACGAATGTCCACTCTGCGGCGGCGTTGGATACACCGTGCGGAGGTCAGCAGACGGAAACGCGGAGTACCGGGAATGCGAATGCGCCATCCGCAAAAGGAATCTGCAACGCATCGAAAGAAGCGGGCTTAAAGAGTTTTTGCAGAGATGCACGATGGAGAACTACCGCGCGACTGAGCCGTGGCAGAAGCAGGCCAAAGAGGCAGCGGAACGCTATCTTGCCGATTGGCGCGGAAGATGGTTTTACGCCGGAGGAAGCCCCGGGAGCGGGAAAACGCATCTTTGCACGGCGATGTGCGGGAAGCTCATGGATGCCGGATTACCGGTGCGCTATGTGCAATGGCGTGCGGATATTCCGGCCATCAAAGCAAAGGTCAACGATGCCGCGGCATATCAAGATGCCATTGACCCGCTGAAAAGCGTCAAGGTGCTGTACATCGACGATTTTCTCAAGGGGACGGCGACAGAGGCCGATCTCAACATTGCGTTTGATCTGCTCAATGCGCGGTATATCAAGTCAAGCCTTTTGACAATCATCAGCTCCGAGTGGACAATCTCGCGCGTGCTTGACTGGGACGAGGCAATAGGCTCGCGCATTGCGGAGCGGTCGAAAGGCTGCGTGCTGAATATTACCGGGTCCAAAAACTACCGGCTGAAATGAAAGAATACATGAGGAGGAAAGCATGAAACTTTTGATTGGCGGTTCACCCTGCACGCACTGGAGACCAATTTCGGGGTATGAAGGATTCTACGAGGTTTCGGATAATGGAGAGGTACGAAATTCAAGAACGGGTCGGATCCTAAAACAAAAAGTTGAGCGAAACGGCTATGTTCGAGTGCATTTATCTAAAGACGGAACTGCAAGAAGTCTGCTTCTACATAGGGTGGTTGCAAATACTTTTATACCAAATCCGAACGGACTTCTTACTGTAAACCACCTGGATGAAGATAAGACAAATAACAGATTGTCAAATCTGGAATGGGCTAATATGTCCCGTCAAAACTCCTATGGACAAGGAGCAAGGGCATGAAACAAAGCGAAGGAGCGCCCCGTATGGCAGTTATCTATGGACGGGGAGCCAATTCACCTGTGGAGCAGCATAAAAGAGGCTGCTATAGCACTGGGGGTAAACCCGTCTACGGTCGTTTGCGTTTGCAAGGGGAAACGCCGTTATAAATCGACCGGCGGATATAAATTTAGGTATTCGGAGGAGGTGGTTTTGCATGGTTAAACTGCTTATCGGCGGGTCTCCATGCACTTAGCTCACTGGAGTATTGCGCAGACGAAGAACCGCGAGACCAAGGCCAGCGGCATCGGCTGGGAGCTGTTCTTGAACTACCGCATCGCCCGCGACAAATACAAACCGGACTATTTTCTCTACGAGAACAACAAATCCATGTCGCCCGCTATCCGGACGCAGATCACGGCGGAGCTGGGCGTGGAACCCGTGCTTATCAACTCCGCGCTATTAAGCGCACAGAACCGCCAGCGCCTGTATTGGGTGGGCAGACGGAACCAGGACGGCACATACAGCCAGGTGCCGGTGGAGCAGCCGGAGGACAGGGGTATTCTGCTGCGGGATATTTTGGAGACCGGCTTCCCGCTGCGCGAGAAGAGCTATGCGCTCCAAACAGGACACAGTGCGACGGCGGAGGATGCCGTTGCGCGCAGGCAGCGGAACGCGGTAGCGGAGCCTGTTGCCATTAAGCCGCTGTCTGAGCGGGAAATGGATTACATGGTTGGTGAGCATGGCAAATACTCCGACCGTTGGACATATCTGCAAAAGCCAGGGGAGGCAGACAAAGCGCTGTGCATCACCGCAAATGTTCATCGCGGCGTGCCGTACAACATTTGCGTCGAGCCTGTCCGTATCGGCACCATTGAAAACGACGCCAAGAACCAGACTTTTGACAGCCAGCAATACCGTGTTTACAGCCCTGACGGGAAAAGCGTGACCCTCTTCGGGAATGGCGGAGGATTGGGAGCCAAGACGGGCCTTTATGCAACGCCAATCGGCGGCCTGGATGGGAAAGTGTGCCCCGTATACGAAGTCCGCGACGGCTTTATCTCCATTAAAGGCAAGCGATACCCGATTAAACTGCGAGACGGATTTTACATCATTCGCAAGCTGACCGTGCCGGAATGTAAACGCCTCCAGACCATGCCGGATGAGTACGTTTTCCCGGTGAGCAACAGCCAAGCCTACAAGATGCTGGGCAACGGCTGGACGGTGGACGTGATCGCCCACATTATGAGCCACTTTGAAGGGCTGACCACGGAGCCGGTGGAAGTTCTGTCGATGTACGACGGCATGAGCTGCGGGCACATCGCCCTGGACAAGCTGGGCGTGAAGATCACCGCCTACTATGCAACGGAAATCGACAAGTACGCCATCCAGACCACGCAACGCAATTTCCCCGAGACCATCCAGCTCGGCGATGCATTTCAGGTGCGGAACGATGATTGGAGGGTTAAGGAATGAACGAAAGAAATGTGAAGGACATGAGAGATCAAAACCTCGTAAATGCGCTGCGTGAGCACGCAGAATGGGCGGAGGGGAACCAGTGGGAAACGCCCATTACCCTGTGCGACGATCTGGCGGAAGCCGCTGACTTGATCGAGGCGCAGGCGAAAGAAATTGACGCACTGCGGAACGAACTGTGCTTGAAATGCGGAAACTACACGCTGGGCCATGAGGGCGCCTGTAACGGATGCCGGTGGAGGAGGTAAGAAGATGGAACGATTGACTATCCCTGATGTGTTGGTAGACGAGCACACTACCCGCAGGACAATGATTGATGGGGAAGCCGTGCGGGAACACGCTATGGACTTTTACTGGCGGCTGAAAGCCTACGAGGACACGCACATGATGCCATCCGATGTAACCTCGATGCGCATGGATATGGCTATCATTGCGGCGCTGTTCAACGGCGTCGATGTAGACAGGATGAAAGAGCTGGCCGAGGCCGACAAGGACGGTAGGCTGGTGGTGCTGCCGTGCAAAACTGTGTTTGAATTGACATGGGACGCTGGGCCTGACTGCGATTTGGTATGCCCGGTATCCATTGACGGGCACGGTTGCTGCGATTTCTGTGACAAGGGTGAGTTGTGTATTTATGAGCGCAAATGTCTACAAGAGCATATAGAGCAAATCGGCAAGACCGTATTCCTCACCCGCGAGGAGGCGGAAGCGGCATTGGAGGGGATGAAGGATGCCTGAATTGAAATCATGCCCGTTCTGCGGTTGCGACAGAATTTCTGTACAGTATCTATACTTTAGACCCTATGTTATTTGTGAGAAATGTCACGCACAAATCCCTTGCTATAACACCTACGCAAAAGCGAAAGAAGCATGGAACAGGAGGGCTGAAAATGGCTAAATACATTCGTGCCGTAGAAGCGGCAGAAAAAGTCGTGGGAATCTTTAAAGTACCAATGGCAGACCTTGTGGACATTTTCTCGGAAATCCCCGCCGCTGACGTTGCCCCGGTGGTGCATGGGCGGTGGGTAGATGGGAAGTGCTCTAACTGCGGAGTAGATATCCCGACAGATGATGCACACGACGCAATCTTTGAGAATGAGTGCCGTTTTTGCTATTACTGCGGCGCGACGATGGACGGATGTGCTGACAATGAGGCTTAGAGAAAAACTAATACACTACACAAATGATCTTGGCGACGTCGATTTGAAACAAGAAGCTATTGCAACCATCGAACATATCGCACAATGCATGGACGAAGATGAACTATTGCATCATAGTCGTCCCCTTGCTCTCGCCTATCTTGCTCTAACGGAAGATGCTTCTGTGTCGGATGTGCATGGTCGGTGGGAACAAGATGCGGATGGCGATTGGTATTGCACAAACTGTGGTGAGGTTGTTGCTATCTGCGACAGCGGCAGAGAACGAACTTATCGCAAGCCGTACTGCCCCAACTGCGGGGCGAAGATGGACGGAGGTGCTGAATGAAACTCAGGGAGTTTAATTTCAACAGTTTAAAGAATCCTTTTACGCCAACGAATTTGTGCGTGAAAGACGGCGGTAAATCGTATGAGGGCTTGTCCATTGGCGATACGCTGCGTATGCTCCCGGTCGCGCTTGCTGACCGGGAAATCAAAGAAATGCGATGGTTTTTCAATACCTTTGTGATCGAATTGGAGGAGAGTGACAACCGTGAGACTAATTGACGCAAACGAAATAGAAAACCTGTTTAATGCGCAGGTGGAGCGCGGCGCACGTCTTGGGTCTGCGGCACAAAAACAGGTGGTTGAAAAGGTACTTGCTCAGAAAACGGGCAAGTACCACAACCGCAAAACCGTGCGGCATGGCATTACGTTTGACAGCAAGCACGAGGCAGACCGCTATGATGAGCTGCGGCTGCTGCTGAAAGCGGGGAAAATACACGACTTGAAGCTGCAGCAGACGTACAAGCTCGTGGGGGCGCAGAGAACGCCCACAGGAGCCGCTGTGAGGGCAGTTACATACATAGCCGACTTCGTGTATACCCGTGACGGGAAAATGATTGTAGAGGACGCAAAGGGCTTTAAGACAAAGGACTATATCATCAAGAAAAAACTGATGCTGGAGCGATTCGGCATTTGGGTGGAGGAAGTGTAAATGGCAGAACAAAGTTCGACGCTTTGCTGGTCGTGCAAGAACGCCTGCGGGAAATGTCCCTGGTCGGAATGCGACAAGGAAACGCGGAAACTGAAGTGGCAGCCGGTGGAAGGTTGGCGCGCGATCAGAACAAAGGTTTTGATGAACTCTTGCGGCGGCGCTCGCAGGCATTACGAAACAAGCTACATTGTCACGGCCTGTCCGCAGTACGAGGTTGGATGATATGAGCTGCTTTAACTGTCAAGAGCGGCACGTCGGCTGTCATTCGACCTGTGAACGATACGCTGCGTGGCTGAAAGAAAAGAAAGAGGCAAAAAGCAACGAAACGGCCAGCATAGCCGAGGAAAGCGCGATGATCAATTACATTCAGAGGTCAAAAGACCGATACAAACGGAGGGTGGGGAGAAAATGATCGAATACCCCTATTGCGTCTATCCGGCGCTGAAAAAGGTTTTCTGCGAGCGGCAGTACACGCGCCGCCAGCTTGCCGATGCGGTAGGCATTTCCAAAAGCAACATCTGGTGGTGGCTGTCGGGCAACAATCAGCACACCATCGACGTAATCAAAGGCATCCTTAGAGAGAGCGGGCTGACGTTCGAGGAAGCGTTCGAGCGTTCGGAGGTGCAAAATGGCAACGGGAATTTATGACGAACTGATTTACAGGAAACTGGATAGCATTGAATCTTTGCTAATCGAGATTTTGGCACAGATGAAGGAGAACGCACATGGCGGTCAGTAAGCAAGAACGTGAGATCGTGTACCAGAAATACAGCGGACGCTGTGCGTACTGCGGGCGCTCATGGTGGATGGCAAGGAGATCAAGGAGAGTTTCCGACCGGAGGAGGTGCTGGCATGAAATGCGAGTTATACCATGACAATTTTCAAAATTTTAAGCGATACAATATTCCAAAAGCACAGCTTGTGATTGCGGATATACCCTATAACATCGGCGTGGACGCCTATGCAAGCAATCCGATGTGGTACAACGGAGGGGATAATAAAAACGGAGAAAGTAAGCTGGCAAAGCAGAGCTTTTTTCACACGGACGGAACATTCAAAATTGCGGAGTATATGCACTTTTGCAATCGTATGCTGCGCAAGGAACCGAAGGAAAAGAGGCAGGCTCCGGCAATGATCGTGTTTTGCGCGTTTGAGCAGATGCAAACGGTGATTGAATACGGCAAGCGCTACGGGTTCATGAAAAGCTATCCGCTGTTTTTCTGTAAAAACTACTCCGCGCAGGTGCTGAAAGCCAACATGAAAATAGTAGGTGCAACAGAATTTGCGGTCGTCCTCTACCGGGACAAGCTGCCGAAATTCCGTAACGTTGGTTCGGATGGCGAGCGGCACATGGTATTTGATTGGTTCGCGTGGGAGAGGGACAAGCGCAGTCAATATCCAAAGGTGCATCCGACACAAAAGCCTGTAAGCGTGCTGAAAAGGCTGATTTCCGTATTCACAGACGAGGGAGACGTTGTAATTGACCCATGCGCGGGAAGCGGCTCTACGCTTCGCGCAGCGTATGAGATGGGGCGCAATGCGTATGGGTTTGAGGTGGACAAGGGGTTTTACGAGGCAGCTAAAGAAAAGATGCTTGCTCCACTTTTTGAAAAGCCTGAATTTGAGCAGATCGGAATGGGGGAGATGGCGTGAGAGAGCAGACGGTTGAATATCTCCGCTTATACTTTGAGTGCGGTTGGCGCATGAGCCAGATAGCCGAGAAGTTTGGCGTTAATAAGTCGACCGTTTCAAGATGTATTGCAAGAGCAGAAAAAAGGAGATGCCCGTTTTCCAGCCACTGTGAAAGCTGCCAGCTCAAGGAGTGCGCAATCAAGGAAGAGTATGCGCCGTATGTCAACATTGAGCGATTTGGCGAATAGTTGTACTAAAAAGGGCAACATTTGAAAAAAGTATATTAGCATAAGGGGTGCAGAGGGTGTAACGGGGCTTCTGCATCCTTGCTTTTTTTCATTTCCTCCTCCCTTGATAGCCCGCCCTTCGGGGCGGGCGGTTGAGGGCAAAAATGACAGGGCTCCCCGCACCTCTCAACGATGTGGCCCAGAGGGGACATTTGCAGACGTAGCTCAGTCGGCAGAGCACCGCGCCAGGAGGTATGCGCAGGTTCAAGTCCTGCCGTCTGCACCAGAGGCCGGGTAGCGCCCGGACAATGTGAGACCGTTGTCGTCATGGCTCACATGAAAATGACAATGCTCGCTGAAAACTGCGCTTGTCTTGATGCGTCAAGACCGGTTTGACCTGACGGAATAGGGGCTACGACTTTTCGGAGCGTAGTTGCCGGTAGCGTGTGACAATCTAAGCGAGAAAGACGGCCAATATGCGGCATAGGTGCCCCGTAAGGGGAGACCACAGCGAGTGACTGGGACTTTCCCTGAAGCGCTAAAGCAGGGCCGGACTGCAATGCCGCACCAACCACACAAGCGGGCGAGGAAGCGCGAGAAGTTAAGTACACACAAGCTGTGGCCACAGCGGCGGACAGTTAATCCGCAAAAACAGTGTGCGGCTGATGAAAAGGCGCAGCGCGGTGTGGTGCCAAAATAACTGTGTACCCCATGTTTGAGAGCTTCCAGAAAGCCGCATGGGTGGGTAAAGTCTGCTATGCAAGGCCAAGGGGCGGGGGCTGGTAGCAAAACAAAAGGGAGTGAGCGTATGGCTGGCGGAGCGCCAAGAAAATGGAAAAGCGTAAAGGCAATGCAGGAGGCCATTGACGCTTACTTTGAGAGCTGCAAAGGAACGCCGCTTATGATTGACGGCGATGTTGCCACAGATAAATACGGAAGGCCGATTATTTTAGATGAAAAGCCGCCAACGGTAACAGGGCTGGCGCTGTCGCTGGGGTTTACCGGACGGCAGGCGCTGCTGGATTATCAGGCAAGGCCAGAGTTCGCGGACACGGTTACGCGCGCGAAGTCACGCTGCGAGGAATACGCCGAATCTCGGCTCTACGACAAAGACGGTGCGAACGGCGCAAAATTCTCGCTTGGCTGCAATTTTGGTTGGCGTGAAGTGAACGAGACAAAAATAAGCACGGATTCCGTCAAGGTGGTTATTGATGTCTGATATTCTCTTGTCAGAAAAAATCGGCTCGGCTTTTTACGATGTGGCCCACGATGTGTTCCATCATGGGCACACGCATTACGATTTCAGCGGTGGGCGCGGATCACTGAAGTCCTCCACGGTGTCTGTACTTGTCCCCCTGCTGCTGATAAACAATCCGGGCACACATGCGCTTGTGCTGCGCAAGGTGGCAAATACGATCCGCGATAGCGTCTATGCCCAGTACATTTGGGCAATCGGCGAGCTGGGCATGGCGGCGTATTGGGAAGCGAAGGTTTCCCCGATGGAGCTGATCTATAAGCCGACCGGACAGAAGATCATGTTCCGAGGCGCTGACGATCCCATGAAGATCAAGTCCATCAAGGTGCCGTTTGGCTACATTGCCGTGACGCACTTTGAGGAGAAAGACCAGTTTGCCGGACGTGCAGAAATCCGAAACATTTTGCAGTCTACAATGCGCGGCGGGTCGAAGTATTGGAACTTTGAAAGCTACAACCCGCCGATAAGCCGCGATAACTGGGCAAACAAAGACAGCTTGGAAGAACGCGCCGACCGCCTGTGCCACAAGTCAACATATCTGCAAGCACCGCCTGAGTGGTTGGGAGAACAGTTTCTTGCAGAAGCGGAACACTTGAAAGAGACGGACGAGCGTGCATATCAGCACGAGTATCTCGGCATTCCGGTCGGAACCGGCGGGAACGTGTTCGAAAACTTGGAGCTGCGAGAGATCACCGACGAAGAAATTTCGCAGTTCGACCGCATTTATCAGGGCGTTGACTATGGGTATTATCCAGATGCATTTGCTTTTTTGCGTATGGCGTATGACAGCGCTCGGAACACGCTGTATTTTCTTGATGAATATTATTGCCACAAGAAAAGCAATACAGAAACCGCTCAATGGATACTCAACAAAGGGTATACAGACGCTTACATTATTTGCGATAGTGCGGAGCCTAAAAGCGTTGCAGATTACCGGGCAATGGGTCTGCCCGCAAAAGGCGCGGTAAAAGGGCCGGGATCTTTGGATTATTCAATGAAATACCTTGCGCGGCGCTCAAAAATCGTAATTGACAGGCGGCGAACGCCTCACGCTTGCGATGAGTTTGTGAGCTATGAGTATGAGCGGAATAAAGATGGCGATATTATTAGCGGCTACCCAGACGCAAATGACCACTGCATTTCTGCTGCGCGGTATGGTCTGGAACCGCTGTATAGGAGGATGGGCGTAATTGCGTAAACTTGGCATTAAAAAGAAGTACCCAAGGATTTATAAAATATGGCAAGAGATACGGCAACGCTGCAATAACCCGAACGACAAAGATTATGCGGCTTATGGAGGTCGCGGGATTTTCGTGTGTTGCGAGTGGAATAACTCTTCAATTGCGTTTATCAAGTGGGCACTCGAAAATGGATATGCCGATAATCTGATAATTGACAGGATTTCTGTGAACGGGGATTATGCGCCTGATAATTGCAGGTGGGCAACGCACACACAACAGGCAAGAAACAAAAGGATTGAAAAGATAAACAAAACGGGAGTAAACGGGGTTCATATGGAGAATGGGAAATATAGAGCCACGATTTACGTTGACAGCAAAAAAATACATCTTGGGATATTTGATACATTGGCAGAGGCTGCGGAAGCGAGAAAAGACGGAGAATTAAGATATTGGGGTAGCGTGATATGAGCAATGCAGTTATCTTAAAACTTAACGAGCTTGGTTATACCACGATCCCCGAATCGTTTTACAGCAAGGTTGCGGAGTGGAAAAGCTGGTATCAAGGGAATGTAAAGGGCTTCCACAATTATCGCGTTCGTAACGGTGAAAGCATGGTCAATTGCAAGCGGTATTCCCTCGGAATGGGAAAGAAGCTGTGCGAGGATTGGGCGAATCTGCTCATGAACGAAAAAGTGCAGATAACGCTTGAAGGGAATAAGGAGCAGGAATTTATTGACCGCATCTTGACGGAGAACAATTTCGCCGTTAAGGCGAATGAGATGCAGGAAATGAAGTCCGCGCTTGGCACGGTGGCATACATTCCCCGCGTGGTGGGGCAGGAGGTCAACGAGAGCGGCGAAATCGTACCCGGCAACGCCTCCGGCATTGTGCTGGACTATGTGACCATCGAAAATATCTACCCGCTGGCATGGCAGAACGGATATATCAGCGAGTGCGCGTTTTCCTCTGTAGTTCCAAGGGGTGGGCGCGATTACCTCTATCTGCAAATCCATCGCAAAAAGGACGGCGGCGAATACGTCATTGAGAACCGCATTTATCGGTATGATAATGAGCAACTTGCAGACGAAGCGCTGACCAATGTTAAGGGCTTTGAGCGCATCCCCTCTGTTGTACATACCGGAAGCGACAAGCGTCAATTTGTTATTGACCGACCCAACATTGCGAATAACTTTAACTATTTGCTTCCAACCGGCATTTCGGTGTATGCAAATGCTATCGACGTAATGCAGGGCGTGGATATTGCTTATGATAGCTACGTCAATGAGTTCAAGCTCGGGAAAAAGCGCATTATGGTGAAACCAGCCGCAACGAAGTACATTGACGGAGAGCCGGTATTTGATCCAAACGACGTCGCGTTTTACGCTCTTCCGGAGGACGTAAATGACGGTGCGGTTATTACGCCGATTGATATGACATTGCGGACGGCGGAGCACAACACCGGCATTCAGGATCAGCTCAACATTTTGTCCAGTAAGTGCGGCTTCGGCGAGACCTATTACCGCTTTGACGGTGGCAGCGTAGCAACTGCCACACAGGTCATCAGCGAGAACTCTACCATGTTCCGCACGATCAAAAAGCATGAGATTGTGCTCGAGCAGGCGCTCGTGGAGCTGTGCCGCATTCTTCTGCGGCTGGGCAACACAGCCATGAACGCTGGGCTTAATGAGGATGTGGAAATCTCCATCGACTTCGATGACAGCATAATTGAGGACAAGCAAACCGATTTTTCCCGCGATATGCAACTTCTGACCGCTGGCATCATGAACGACTGGGAGTTCCGCATGAAGTGGATGAACGAGGACGAGGAGACCGCAAAGGCGGCGCTGCCGAAGATGCAGGAAATGACCACGGAGCAGCAGAACGAAGTGGAGTGAGGTGACGGGCAGTGCCAAAATACCCATTCTCCCCTTCTGTTTTGGATGCGCTGCCGGAAGAGCTGGCAGAGCTGTACCGTGGGCTTGAGGACACGCTGCTGATGGAGATATGTTCCCGGCTCAAGGCTGCGGATGAGTTGAACGAGGTAACGGTGCAAGACATTCGGGCGTTGCGTTCTCACGGAATCGACTTAAAAGAGATTGAGAAAGCAATCCGCAAAGCAACCGGCATTAGCGAATCGAAGTTAAATGAGCTGCTTGACGATGTGGTGGAGCGCAACCAGAAGTATTACACCGAGTTGATTGACCTTGCGCATATCACTCAGCCTGAAACGCTGGTAAGCGTAGAAGATACTTGGGCAATATACGAGCAGACGAAGCAAACACTGCGCAACATAACGCGCTCAATGGGCTTTTTAGTGGACGCTGGCCGCACAATGCTGCCCCCTGCAAAGGCGTACCAATGGGCTTTAGATGCCGCCACGTTGAAAGTAGAAAGCGGGGCTATTTCGTATGGGCAAGCAATCAAAGACGCCGTTAGGGAGCTTGCAAGCAATGGCCTGCGCGTGGTGGACTATGAGAGCGGACACCGCGACCATGTAGACGTAGCTGCGCGCCGTGCCGTAATGACAGGCGTATCGCAGCTGTGCAGTAAGTACACGGAGCAAGCGGCGGAATACTTAGAAACGCCGTATTATGAAGTGTCTGCCCATGCCGGCGCGAGAGATAAGCCAGGGCCGTCACCGTGGTCAAGCCATAAAGACTGGCAAGGCAAGGTATACAGTATTCGCGCAGGGGACATCTACCCGAGCATCTACGAGGTGTGCGGTTTGGGTGCCGTGGATGGGCTGGAAGGAGCCAACTGCCGCCACCGCCGCAATGTTTGGGTTGAGGGTGTAAGCGAGCGCACTTACACAGACGAACAGCTTGCCCACATTGACGATGGTTTGGGCTCTACGTTTGAGGGCAAGACTTATACGGCATACGAGGCCACGCAGGAGCAACGAAAGGTAGAGCGCACCATACGCAAGCTAAAGCGCGAGAAAGCCGCCTACAAGGCCGCAGGTCTGCATGAAGAAGAACGGGCGGTAAACATACGGATGCGGCGGTTAAACGCGAAATACAAGGCGTTCAGCGCGGCGGCAGGGCTGCCAGAGCAGCGGGAGAGAATGAAGGTGTTGTATTGAACTGGGAAGAAGTCAGAAAGGCAACCGAATTTTGTAATACGCAGCGGGGAATGACGCTGTGGGAATAAAAGGAGAATAAAAATGGCAGACGAAATTAAGACTTTTGATGAAATACTGGCTGAGCCCACCTATAAGGCGGAGTTTGACAGGCGAATCACAAAGGCGCTTTCGACTGTTCAGAGCAAGCTGGACGCGGAAGTGGAAAAAAACAAGCAGTTTGCAGCGAACGGCAGCGCGGAAACGGAAGCGCTCAAAAAGGAGATCGAGGGCTACAAGTCCAAGATCGCCGATTATGACTACGCAGATGTGATCCGTAAGACGCTTGCTGAAAAGGGCGTGAAATTCAGCTCTAAGGCTGCGGAAAAGGCATATTTGGCAGACCTGAAAGCAAAGCACCTTGAAATCAAAGATGGTGCGCTTGATGGGTTTGACGAATGGCACAAAGCGCAAGTCAGCGCCGATCCGTCCGCGTTCCAAGACGGCGTAAAAATCGACTGGTCCGCCGCTGTTGGCGGCGGCGAAAAGAAAACAGATACCAATGCCGCGATGAACAATCTGATCCGCGGCGCACTCAAGTAACAAAAAGGAGATTACAACATGGCAAGTATTGATCGTTCCGCACTTTCCGGCCTTATCCCGGAACCCGTAACTCGCGAAATCATGCAGGGCGCTATCGCCGAATCTGCCGTTCTTCGTATGGGCCGCAGACTGGCGAATATGTCCAGTAAGACGCAGACCATCAACGTGCTCGACGCGCTTCCCTCCGCGTATTTCGTCAACGGCGAAGCGACCGGCGACGGCGCTGGCGACGCCTTCAAGCAGACCACCAAGATGGCGTGGGACAAGAAGAAGCTGTATGCCGAGGAAATCGCGGTTATCGTCCCCATTCCCGAGGCTGCTCTCGATGATGCGGACTATGACATTTGGGGCGAGGTCAAGCCCCGCCTGACCGAGGCTTTCGGCAAGGTCATCGACGCGGCTATCCTGTTTGGCACGAACAAGCCGAGCACTTGGCGCACTGGCGTTGTTCCTGCTGCTGTCGCTGCCGGCAACGGTGTGCCCATCAGCTCCGACATTTTCAGCGACATCATGGGCGAGAATGGCCTGATCGCCAAGGTCGAGCTGGACGGCTTTAACCCCAATGGCGTAATGTCCGCTATTCAGATGCGCGGCAAGCTCCGCGGTCTCAAGGACACCACCGGCCAGCCCATCTTCAAGTCCGATATGCAGGGGTCTACCCGTTACGGCCTTGACGGCATGGATATGTATTTCCCCATGAATGGCGCGTTCGATCCCGCGCAGGCGCAGATGATCGTCGGTGACTGGAGCCAGCTCGTCTACGCCATCCGTCAGGACATGACGTTCAAGATTTTCACCGAGGGTGTTATCCAAGACCCCACCACCAAGGCCATCACTTACAACCTGATGCAGAATGACATGGTGGCGCTGCGCGCGGTCATGCGTCTCGGCTGGGAGATCGCGAATCCCGTTAACGCTTACAACGTGGACAAGGCTGACCCGTTCCCGTTCTCCGTGTACGGAAAGGGCGGCGACATCTCCGCTGTTACCGTCTCGCCCGCTACCGCGACGATGGCAAAGGGCGACAGCAAGGCGTTTACTGCTGCCGTTACCGGCGAGGGCATCATCAACGGCGAGGTCGAGTGGAGCCAGAATGGCACAAAGTCCAAGATCAGCGAAGACGGCTTGCTGACTATCGACTCCGCTGAGACTAAGACCAGTATCACCGTCACGGCCAAGTCCAAGCAGGACGGCGCCAAAACTGGAACTGCTACCGTTACCGTTTCTTGATCTGAAAGGAGCTGACCCGTATGATATACGCTGATTATACATACTACGCCGGAATCTATATAGGTTCTGTGAGCGAGGGAGATTTTCCGCGTCTGGCTGTTCGGGCCAGCTCCTTCCTCGACTACTACACGATGGGGAAGGCTGAAAGTCACGCCGATTTGGACGCGGTGAAGATGTGCTGCTGTGCGTTGATCGACCAGTACGCTTTGCTGGATGCGGCGCAGAAGGCGGCGACAAAAAGCCTTGCCAATGCAGGCGACCCGGAAACCAAGAGCGAATCGGTAGGCAGCTATTCCCGCACGCTTACGACCGGTGGCGAAGCGGCAAAGTCTGTGTTGGATGCGGTAAGCACCAGTAAACAAATGCTCGCGAACCTGTGCAATGAGTATCTGGCGCATACCGGACTTCTGTATCGGGGAGGTGACTGCAAATGCACGCTCCCCACACTGTAACGATCTACAACTCCGTCAAGGAAACCGACCCGGCAACGTTTAAGGACGTTACTAAGCTCTATGTCACGATTTTGCGCGGCGTGCTGTGCGAAGCATCAAAGGGCGCAAATGTGCGAAAGACCGGGTTAGAGGGCGCGGATGCGGTCAACCTGTATATCCCCTTTTCCGTAGAAGCGATAGACGGGGCGACGGGGAAGCCCAAGAAGTACGTCGGGCCGCAAGAGTTTTACCGTGCCACGGATAAAACCGGACTGTGGACGCTTTCGGTCAGCGGCAACGGCGGGGTTACGTTTTTCATCAAGGGCGAGTTTGTCACCGACAAGGAAGATGTGGCGCTGTCACAGGATAATTGCTGGAATCTGACAAAGGTAGACGCAATGGACTTTGGCAGCGAAGATATGCAGCATTGGGAATGCGGAGGCAAGTGAAATGATTGCATATCGCGTAAAAATCAAAACGCCAAAGGGCTTCATTGATCGGGCAAGTCAAAAGATCGAGACTGTGGTTGCCACGCAAATCTTGAAGGACACGGCTCCCTATGTCCCGATGTCTGGCGCTGCGGCAGGCCTATCCAATCGAGCCTATGTAGACGGCGGAGCTGTTGTTTATCCGGGACCCTATGCAAGATTTTTGTATGAAGGCAAGGTCATGGTCGATCCAAACACCGGCAGTACATATGCGCCAAAAGGCGGGACAAAGGTCACGACTGACCGGAACCTTGTGTTTCGGCAAGACCATCACGGCATGGCAACCGACCACTGGTTTGAAGCGTCTAAGGCCGAAAACGAAAGCAAATGGTTGCGCGTAGCAAGAAAGGCGGCGGGGCATGAGTTTAAATGAAAAGCCGATCATGCTTTATTCTAAGCAGGAGCAGGATGACCTAAACCGGAAAATCTTAGTTTGGCTCAATACTTACCCAGACAAACCCGTTGCCTTGATTGATTACGAATCCAAGCTTTCGGCAGATACGCCAGGAATGGCTCTATCCCTGGTTCAAAACTCATATTCGCCCGATTATGACATTCTCGGAAACTACGATACGGAGTATCAATTCAAGCTGATTTACCGTATCAAACCGGGAAATAGCACAGATAAGCGGCTAAAGGCCGACGAAGTGCTGGATGCGATTGGGGAATGGGCAAAGAAACAATTTCCCGACATTGGGGGGAATCGCACGGTGGTAAGCATCGAGCCGGTTGCGAGGGCGGTGATGTTCGATGTGTTTGAAAACGGCGACGAAGATCATCAGATCATGATGAAAATGACATACCACGTCGAGGTATAAAAAGCCGCTCCCGAAGGAGCGGCAAGGTCATTGCAAAAACATACCGTTTACATCGCGGAAACCGCCAACGGCAATGATAAAAATGTCGACGACCCATCCGATGCCTAAAAGACCGGCTGTGCAAAGGTACAAAACACCCGATCCGGTTTTGCCGACATAGAAGCGGTGAGCACCAAGAAAACCGAGGAAGATGCAGAGCAAAAGGGCTGTGAATTTCTTTTTGGAGCCAACAGTAGGGTACCCGCCGATCACGTTAGTGTTCTGCAAGACAACTGTCGGCTGCGGAGTTTGCGGTTGCTCTTGAGGTGATGACTGTTTCTTTTCAAATGTCGGCAGTTTGATCTTCTGCTTATTCGAAAATCCGCAGTAAGGGCAAGGCGTTTCGTTAATTTGCTTTCCACAATTCTGGCAATACATCAAGATCCCTCCTTCTTTGCACAGCATAACATACTGGGGTTCCCGTGTCAAATCAATTCAACCAAATTCATACGGAGGTACTAATTTATGGCAATCGAAAAAGTTAAAAGAAGCGCGATCGCACACTTTCTGGATACTTCAAAAGCCGCGGACTACGCTGAAGCAACGTGGAAGCGCGTTGGTAAAAACGTAGACAGCGCGTCCACGGAATATAACCCGCAGACGGAGACAGAGCAGGACATTATTTCCGAATCTGCCACGACAGAGCTGACCGGCTATCAGCCGACCATGCCCATTTCGCAGAAATGCACCAAGGGTGACGAGGTGTACGAGTTTGTTAACGGCCTGCGCCGCAAGCGCTCCACCATGAGCGACGCGCACACATGGCTCCTCAACGTCGACCTTTACGACAAGACCGGCTCTGAGGCTTCGGCTACTTACGCGGCAGAGGTGCAGGAGGTCTCTGTTCAGGTGGACACCTACGGCGGCGACGGCGGTGATTCTCCCGTTCTGGAGTACACGCTGAACTATGTGGGCGACCCGATCCCCGGGACGGTCTCCATCACGTCCGGTACTCCCACCTTTACCAAGACCGCCTGATAGGAGGGAAACAAGATGGCAAACGTGATTCGACTGAACGGCGTAAAGCGCATTGAAGTAAACGACGAGGGCGAATACATCCTCCTTCCGGTCGGCGATGACCAATTCCTCCGTAATTTCTATGCCTTGGTCGATGAGGCACAGAAAAAGGCGGCAGAGATCCAGACGGACAGCAACGATATCCTCGGATCGATGGATGTGATCGTCGCGTTTGACAAGTACATGATGGAGCGGGTAGACGGCCTTTTCGGCGCGGAGACTTGCCGCAAGGTTTTTGGCAATATTCTTCCGGGCGTTGAGATGTTCCTCGAATTCTTTACGCTTCTGACTCCCTATTTAGAAGAGTACAAAAAAGACCGTGCGGAAGCAATAAGCAAGTATAGCGCCGGCCGGAGGGGATCGAGTGTTTGACATTTTGTTAGACCATCTTCCAGAGGACTACAACGGCTTTTTGATCCGGCCGGATTATCGGATTGGCATTCAGATCGCACTTTGCCTGCAAGATGAAGACTTGAGCGAAAACGACCGTGTGTTCACGGCTATTTCGCTCCTCTTCGGACGTGGCCTTCCGCCGCTGGAGACGGCGGTGGAGGGCCTCGGGTGGTTTATGCGTTGCGGAGCGGAGGCGCAGGACGCGCCGGACAAGACAAAGCAATGCATTTGGTTCGACTTCGACGCCGGCCGCATTTGCTCCTCGTTTCGAAAGAGCTTTGGCATCGACATCCACAAGCAGAAAATGCACTGGTTTGAATTTATGGAGCTTTTGGGATGCGTGGATGAAGATTCCGCGCTGTCTCATGCAATCCAAATCCGCGGGGCGGACACGAGCGGCATGAAACCCAAGCAGAAAGCGCAGTACGAGCGGCTGAAAAAGAAGCTCACTCCGCCGGTTAAATTTACCAAGGAAGAGCAGGAAGCCATTGACGAATTCTGGGCACAGATCAAGTAACGGGAAAGGGGTGAACCCTTATGGCACAAGCAGACGGCAGCATTCGCATCGAAGCCATCGTCAGTGACGAAAAAGCGAAAAAGAAGCTCGACCAGCTCAATGCCAAGCTGCGCCGCCAAACGGAAAGCGTAGACAAGCAGGCGACGGCGGTCGATCGGCTAAAAGAAAAATATGCGGAGCTGACTGCGGACAACGCGGAACCAAAAGGCGCGAAAAAACTGGCCGATGAGCTGAAAAAAGCCGAAGCAGAAGCGGAAAAACTCGATCAGGAATACCAGAAGCTCCGCGAATATGCGGACATCAGCAAAGCGGCCAACGGCTCAGTAGATACGCAGACGCAAACTCAGATCGACACGCTGGCACAAAAACTGGCAGAGGCCGACGCAAAAGCAGACGGTTTAAAGCAAAGGCTTGCAGGCTTGAAAGGAAACCCCGAAGCAACGACAGAGGCTCGGCATCTGGCGGAGGACATTACCCTTGCCGAGAGCAAGCTCGAACGCCTGCAGGCGGAGGCAAACGGTACCCGGGCGGCAATTAACGACTTGGCTGGCGGCTACACGAGCAAGTTTGAGCAGCTCCGTGCGGTGCTCGGCAACATCGGCGGAAAGCTCAAGACTGGCATTGCGGCAGGACTGACCAAGTCCAAGCTCGCCGCGGCTGCACTTCTGGCCAAGCTGCGCGGCATCGGCAAGAGCAGCAAAGACATGAACACGGCGAGCCGCTCCATGCAGAAATTCGGCAGACGCTTAAAGTCCATCGTGCTTGGCGCGTTGGTGTTCAACGTCATCAGCAAGGCTCTGCGCAAGCTGACCCAGCAGATGGGGCAATACCTGACAGCTAACGACGACTTTGCAAAGGCGCTCAGCGGCATCAAGAGCAATCTCCTCACGGCGTTCCAGCCGATCTACGAGTCGGTTTTACCGGCTCTGACGGCGATGCTCGAAAAGGTGGAGCACCTTACGGCCCAGATGGCGCAGTTTGTGGCCTCCATTTTCGGGACGACCGCCAAGCAGGCACAGGAAAATGCCAAAGCGCTTTACGAGCAGGCCGACGCGACCGAGGCGACCGGCAAGGCGGCAAAAAATGCCGAGAAGTTTCTGGCCTCGTTCGACACGATCGAAAAGGTAGGCAAAGAAGAAAACAAGACTGCGCCAAAGTTTGATACGGACTTCTCTACAGTCTTTGGCACGGGCGGTCTCTCTTCGTTTTGGGAGCCATTCAAGAAAAGCTGGGAACAATACGGCACGGCAACCATCAACGCGGCCAAAAGCGCGTTCCAGAAACTCAAAGACCTCGCGTCCTCTCTGTGGGCGACGTTCAAAAACGTGTGGACGAGCGGCGCTGGACTGACCGTGTTCAATTCGTTCCAGCTTCTCCTGCAGACTATCCTCGGCATCATCGGGGACATTGCAGCGGCGTTTACGACGGCGTGGAACTCCGGCGCGGGCGAAGCGGTGATCCAGAGCATTGCGTTTAAGCTCACGTCGGTCATGGATCTGCTCCGCAGCATCGGAGAGGCCTTCCGCGAAGCGTGGAACGACGGCAGCGGCGTGCAGATCATGGAAACGCTGCTGAGTATCATTGCAAACGTCAACAACACGGTGGGCGAGCTGGCAAATCGCTTGCGCGAGGCGTGGGAAGCCAACAAGAACGGCGTCGCGATCTGGAATGTGATCCTTGATGTCGTGCAGGATATCTTAGACTTCTTCAACGAGATCAGCGCGGCAACATTGAATTGGGCACAGGGATTGGACCTTGAGCCGATCGTGACCGCATTCCGCTCACTGCTGGAAGTGTTTGAACCTTTGGTCGACGTTTTGCTCGGCGGGCTGTCTTGGGCGTGGGAGAACATTCTGCTTCCTCTTGCCAAGTGGACGATCGAAGAGGCGGCTCCCGCAGCGGTCAATTTGCTCGGCTCCGTCTTCAAAGCGCTTACGCCCATCCTCCAGTCAGTGTTTGACCTTTTCAGCGCTATATGGGAGATCGTCAAGCCGATCGCCGAGTTTTTGGGAAGTGTGCTGATTAGTGCGATCCAAGCCCTTGGCTCCGCGATCGAGTGGTTGGGCGATACGCTTTCAAGCATTATCGACTTGATCTCGGAGGCGGCAAATGCGCTCTCCGATTTCTTGGGAAGAGCCTTTTCCGGTTTCGGCACTGCCGTTCTGGAAACCTTCACCGGCGGCGGAGCGCGTACATACGCGGCTGCGCCACAGAGATTGATGGATGCCTATCCGCACCTTGCAAATGGCGCAGTGATCTCGCCCAACAACGAGTTTCTGGCTGTGCTCGGTGACCAGAGGAGCGGCATGAACATTGAGACTCCTGCGGCTACGATGCTGCAGATGTTCAAGCAGGCTTTGGCGGAATCCGACTTCGGCGGCGACGTGACCGTGAATTTTAAGGGCAACACCACAATGGCGCAGTTTGTCCGGACGATCTACCCGCAGATCGAAGTGGAACGTCAGCGCCGCGGGCCTGCAATCGGAGGGAGTGCTTTATGATGAATGCACCATTCACAATTGACGGGACGACTTACAATGTCACCGTGCCGGTTGGCGGCTTAAAGCGGTCTTTTAAAGTCCTCGATGGGAAAAACGCGGGCCGTGTGCTCTCCGGCGATATGGAGCGCGACATCATCGGCACGTTTTACAACTATGAGCTCCAGATCGATGCAAGAAGCGCAAGCCTTACGGAATACGACCAACTCTATGAGGTGTTGAGTGCTCCGGTTAACTTTCACACCGTCGCTTTCCCGTATGGACAAAGCACACTGTCTTTTCAGGCGTATGTGACCGAGGGGCAGGACAGTATTTCCCGCATTGCAGGCGGCAAAAACTATTGGAGGGGGCTTACGATCCAATTTGTTGCGAAATCGCCGCAGAGGAGGTAGAGGCATGGCAAAAAACAAAATCGTTTATGCATCCTATATCTTTTCAGATGATGACGAAACGCTGCGAAGTGGGAACGAATACCAGATCACGTCTCTAATCGCCGATGAGCTGCAGGCAGACACCATCGAGCTTGAGGTGAAGTGCAGTGACAAGAACATCGTCGTATTCACGGAAAACGCTCCGCTACAGTATTACCGCGAGAACATTTTGCGCAGCACCTATTATGTGCAGAGCATCAAGCGGATCGGCGGTGACAAGTACACCATCTCAGCGGACTCCGCGATGGGCTTGCTGATGAAGCGTTTGCACGCCGGTGGCATCTACACCGGCCAGACGGTAAAGGAAGTGGTGAACGAGATCTGCGGGAATATCCCCACCCTCGTAAAGACTGTCTTTGCCGATACCAAGCTCTACGGGTGGCTGCCGTATTGTAAGCCCCCGAAAAGTTCGGCACGGAACAATTTGGCCCAAGTATTATATGCAATTGGCGCAGCACTAACCACGGACAATAACGGGGTGTTGCGCGTAGAGCCACTATGGGATGGCACTTCCTCCTCAATAGGCGAGACGAGATTGTATTTTGACGGGAGCGTGGAGACAGAAAAACCCATCTCCGCCGTTACCGTCACGGAGCATCAGTACATCGCGGGAACCGACGAAAAGGAGCTGTTTTCCGGCACATCTCAGCAGGGCGACATCATCACCTTTTCCGAGCCGATGCACTCACTCACCGCGACAGGCTTCACCATTTTGGAGAGTGGAGCGAACTACGCCAAAATCTCCTCCGGCTCCGGCTCGCTCAAGGGCAAGACGTACATCCACAACACGCGCCTTGTGACGCAAACCGTCACAGAGAACGCGGCGGAAAACGTCAAGTCCGTTACGGACGCAACACTCGTCTCCCTTGTCAATTCCTCTGCTGTCGCCAAAAGGTTGGCAGACTATTATAAGTGCCGAGAGACCATCACCAACGGCATTGTAAGCGGGCAGGAAAAGCCGGGACACGTGGTCAGCGTCTATCACCCCTACGATAAAAAGATGGTCTCTGCGTGCATCGTGAGCCTTGACACGACCATAAGCGGCACACTCAAGAGCGAAATGGCGGCGCTCGTCGGCTTTCTCCCTCCGCAGCCGGAAACCACGGAATACTACGACGATCGCGTCACCCTCACAGGCTCGGGCGAGTGGACGGTCCCGGAGGGCATCACGAGCTATACCCGCGTGCTTATCGGCGGCGGGCAGGGCGGAAAATGCGGAAAAGCGGGCGCACTCCCCACATCAAAGGTTTCTACACAAACCGAAACGAGAGAAGGCGAGAGCCATACATGGACGGTCAACTATAAGGGTTTTCTGGTAAAAGACCTGCCTCCCGCAGCAGGCGGCGAGGCAGGCACGCCCGGCGAGGGCGGCAAGGTACTCGTGGAAACCGTGCAGAACGCCGTACCTGGATCAAAGGTCTCCTATTCTTGCGGCGCGGGCGGCGCGGGTGCTCCGTATGCCGAAAACAGCGATAAAGAGGGGAGCCTTGGCGGAGCGACCACAATGGGCGGATCGTCGAGCGACAGCGGCTCAAGTAACCCGAGCGGTTACACCGACCCCATGACCGGAGAGGTCTACGCGGTGCCTGGCATTGCAGGTGTCCCCGGCGGAAACGGCGTGGGCTACGATGCCGACGGGAATCTGATCTACCCGCCCGACATTGTCGTAAATGGCCGGTCGTACAGGCATGGCGTGCAGGGCACGGCGGTGGATTTTGAAACAGGCAATTTTGCCACATCCGGAAGCTTTGACGCAACCTCCTCCGGCGGTCTCGGCGGCGGTCCGGCTTATAAAGCAAACGGGCATAACGGCGGAAATGGCATTACGCCTACAATGACAAGTCAGTACAACAACAAAAAACTGACCATGCAGGGCGGCGCACAGGGAACCGGCGCGACCGCGCAGCCGCCGGAAAAGCCATCGGTCTATGGAAACGGCGGCGGGGCCGGAAACGGCGGCGGAGGCAACGGGCAAACCGGGTGGCCGTGTATGGCGAGCTGCACCATGCGAGACGATGCATCTTATCAAATGGGCGATCTGGAAGTCTATGCAGGTGCGGCAACGGGCCGCGGTCTGGGTTCAGACGGAGGACAAGGCGGCGACGGCTGCATCATCATCTACTACCGCAAAAAGAAAGAGCTGCAGTCCGGCCCGCTCGTGACCAGCAACAACCTTGGCCTGCTCGATTCCCTCGGGCGGAGAATGATCGTTTAAGGAGGTATCTATGCCGAACGATTATTACACCATGCTCTATACCGGCGAAAAGACCGACGAGCTATTGCAGCGCGTGGACGAGGGCGAGATCATCATACCCTCCTCGACGGCGGGCAGCACGAAAAAATTCAAGCTGACGGTGGACGACACCGGCGCCGTCAGAGCAACGGAGGTGACGACGTAATGGTACAGGGCGACGCTTATTCCATCGAGGTTGAGATCACCAACGAGGGACAAACGCTCATCCCCCCGGCCGTCTCTTTGGTCGAGATCGCGCTGCTGAACCTCGTCAAGACCTATCCGGGCGATGTCACGTTTTCCGACGGCAAATTTCACTTTCCCCTCACGCAGACGGAGACCTTCGGGCTGCCGACCGTCTGCCCCATGCAGGTGCGTGTGAAGTTCCCGAGCGGCGACGTGATCGGCTCGGAAATGCAGCGCCTTGACGTCAAGCGTGCGCTGAGTAGGAAGGTGATCTGATGGTCACGTTCGAGTTAACGCAGAAAACGGCGCTCTCGGTAGCGTTTGACGTCACCATCCGCGGGGGCGGCGGCGGCGAGCCGTATGACGGCCCATATACTGTGATGCCCAGCTTTGAGACGCAGGAGCTTGCCACAAAGGACAAGCTTCTGAAAGACAATGTGACTGTTGATCCCATTGCGGTCGCCCGTGTGGAAAACCCATCGGGCGGAAAAACAATTTTTATCGGAGGTATTTTCAATGGCTGAAAAGTACAACAGCAAAATCGTGCTCTCGAGCGGCGAAGTCCTCATGGACCTCACCCAGGACACCGTGGTCGCTGACAAGCTCCTCAAGGGCTTTACCGCGCACGGCAAGGACGGTGCGCCCATCACCGGCTCCTGCGAGTTTGACGCGGACACCGGCGACGCCACCGCGGGCGCGGCGGAAATTCTGGCCGGCAAGACGGCCTATGTCACCGGCAGCAAGGTCACCGGAACCATGCCGAACAACGGGGCCAAGACGCTCAACATCACGGAAAAGGGTAAGCCGGTCACCATCCCCCAGGGCTACCACGACGGCAGCGGCAAAGCGCAGATCGACGCAGCCGAAGAGGCAAAGCTGATCCCCTCCAACATCCGCGAGGGCATCACCGTCCTCGGCGTGCTCGGCACGATGTCCGGCAGCGAGGGAATGAAGCCGCAGGCCAAGAGCGTCACCCCCACGTTCGCCTCGCAGGAGGTCCTGCCCGACGAGGGGTACAACTGCCTCAGCTCTGTCACGGTGGCGGCGATCCCGATTGCCTACACCGACAACGCGCAGGGAGGCAAGACGGTTACCATCGGCTGAGGAGGTGCGGCATGGCCAACAACAAAGTCCAGCTCAGCGACGGAACAGTCCTGCTTGA